TCAGTCATTTCGCGTCATCCTTGCTTTCAGGCCAATGCCGAAGCGGGCAGAGATTTGCCCGACTTCAATCTCGTAAGGGGCTGGCGGAAGGTTTTCCTGCGGAACCGTCACCTGTGGCGCATCGGTCTCCGCAGACCAAACGACGGCGCCATCCTTGATCAGCCTCACATCATAGCGTTCCTGCTCTTCGGAAAGCGGTACTTCGCCCGCCGTCCACAGGTCCCCATCCACACGGGTGCGACGCACCCATTTCAGATCCAGATCTCCACCGGCGACCCGAGCCTGCAGATGTACGGGCGCGTAGGGCCGCAACCCGACACCATCCCACGCCTGCTCAATCGACAGATATGTCGGATCGTCATAGCCCAGCGCCGCAGGGCCCACGCGCAACTTGCGCGTCAAAGTCCTGGCAGAGATGCCAAGGTTGATCTGCTCCAGCGCACCGTCCAGCACAACCACATCGCTGCCGACCGGCCAGCTTTCAGGGATAAGGGGCTCTGTTCCGGCTTGTCCTCGCAGCAAGTCACCGATCTCCCACAGACCGTTCGCAACAAGGGCCGCATTCGCGAACTGGAAAACTTCCCAGTCCCCCACGCCGCCAAACCGAATGGCCATAGCGTTTGCGCCATTCAGGACCGCCGCGCGGTCTCGGCTTTGCAAGACCCCATGGCTAACCCTTATGCGGCAGCCTGAAGACCAGACACCCGCCCTCGATCTGACAAGTGGTGTATCGAGCACTCCGACCGTTGCAGTCTCTGAAAGCTGGGTATTGAAGGCAAACCCATCATCGGTCGAAGACATGAAGACATTGATTGCCCCCGGCCATGGGTCCGATGCCGCGGCGATATGCGGGGCATGGGGCACCTCCTCACCGGTCAACAATGGCAGATCGAGCACATGCACCAAAGGAGAGGCGACAGTCGCACCGGCCCCGGTGTCGAACAAGCGTTCATCGCGTGGACGAGACACGAACAGCGCAGGATCGGTGCGACGAAACTCAATCCTGCGATCCAGCCCATCCTCAATCCGGTCAATCCGCCAGTTCTCATTGGCAAGACCAACGACGTCCCCAGCTTCCAGTGCCAACAGCGACGGGGGCAAGACGATCTCGCCGCCATCACGCGAAACCTCTCCTTCAAACAACCAACGCTCAGCAGCGCTCTCCGCCATCGCCTGGCTCAAGGCGAGCGGTAGGTCAGAGCCTGTGGCCCGCATCGGCACATTCGCGCCCCGTATGGCTTCGGCGGACCCGCGCTGATAGGAATCGTCGCCGTTAAAATAGCGCAACCGAACCCGATCAGCACTTTCCGACACGCCATCCCGCACCAGCTTGGGGCCAGCCGAATTATCCCTCAGGACTGTATCGCGCCCCTCCAAATCCGCGTCACGCCGTCCGGTGCGCATGAAAAAGACGAGTGTTCCGTTTCGCTCACGACAGTCGAAACCAAATGTTGTCATCAGAGGTTGCAAAGCCGCCCGCGCAGACTGACCGTCGCGCAGTTCCATCCCCGGCACGACGCCGTAAAGCGCACTGACATCAATATCGGTCACACCAGAGCGTGCGCATATTTCGCGCACCAGATCCGGCAGCGGCGCTTGCTCGATCCTTCCGTTCAGCCAATGCCCGCGATTGTAATTTGGCCCATCTGACCAAACGCTTGTACGATTCGGAAAGTCGGGCCATGGCCTCAAATCCCAAGCCCAGACATGGCTCCGCGCCGTCTCAAGCATCGGCCCATCATAGATCTCTGAAACCGGATTGCGCCCGGGCGCATCCCAGTACTCGGTCATCACCTTGACGTACTGGTGCTGAATCAGATCATCCCGTGCACCGGTCGAGAAATAAGGCCGCGCACTCTCGGTGCTCTTGGCATCAAGGAAAACATTGGGCTGATTGGTGCCCTTGTCGATGGCCGGGCACCCAATCTCGGTAAACCAGATCGGTTTCGAGCGCGGCTCCCACGCGGTCTGCAGATCATTGCGCACACCGCCTGGTCGATCAAAATGCGGCCGCCCCCACCAGTTTCGCAGGTCCTTGTAGCGAAACACATGGTGGTCGCCGTAAGCACCGTCCGTGATGGGCGTCCGGTTCTGGGCCGCGCGGTCCACGTCACTGGCATAGTACCAGTCGAACCCCTCGCCGCCTTCGATATTGGCGCTCAGGTAGTCAGGATCGTGAATACTCCGCCACCCGGCTTCCGCATCCAAATGCCCTTCCCCGTCCCGCCAGTCGCTGAGCGGCATGTAATTGTCGATCCCAACAAAATCGATATTGGAATCGGCCCACAACGGATCGAGGTGATAGAACACATCACCAGATCCGTCGCCCGGATGGTGTCCGAAATACTCGGACCAATCCGCCGCATAGCTGATCTTCACACCCGGGCCCAGGATCGAGCGTACCTCACCGGCCAGCTGCCGCAGAGCGGCGACAGCGGGGTAACTTCCATCCGATGCGCGCAACGTGGTCAGCCCGCGCAACTCAGACCCGATGCAAAAGGCCTGCACCCCACCAGCCACGGCACAAAGCCACGCATAGTGCAGCACCATACGGCGATAGCCGCCATCCGCCGGACCTGAATAGGAAACACCGGTTGTGTGTGGCGAGAAATCGCTGACTTGCGCGCCCCCGAAGAACGCGTTCACAGCACCGATCACCGCAGCGGTGCCATCCAGGTCCGAGGTTATGCGACCGCGCCATGGAAACGCCCCCTGCTCCACCCCGCCATAAGGGTCAGTGCGTCCATTGCCGGACGGAATATCCATCAGGATAAAGGGATAGAATGTCACGCCCTTACCATGGGTGTGGATCTGCCAAATGGCCTCCAGCACACTGGCATCCGACGGCGTTCCGCCATAGCTGACACGCCCGTCCGTGCGAGAGATATCATAGGCTGCCCCGCGCCCAATCCCGCTGACCATCCACGGCATCCGTGCGCCGTCGCTGGCCTTCTGCTCCACGCCGGGCACAACATCGCAGTGTTCTGCCCGCAGGTCCGTGCCAAACCAGCTGACAACCAGCAAAGTCGAGGCAAGGTTGGGCATCTGCCGCGACATGTTCTCCAGCGACACTGCCGCATCTGCACGCCCATCGTAGTTGTTCACATTGGTCGAACGGTAACTGCCCGGCCCCAGCTCCAGATTGACCGCCGCATTCGCAAGCGCATATTCCCCCGCCCCGGGCAAAAGCGCGACCGCCTTGATCCCCTCCCGGATCGGCGTCTCATCGCCGCTTTCTGGCTGGCGAAACACTTCCATGGTGATCTGCGGAATGCGGTTGCCAAACCGTTCCAACTGCAACTCTTCAAAGACGGCATATGCTGTCCCACGATAGGCAGGCGCATTGGCATATCCCTCGACAGCAGCGATCAGCGGATCAGGAACCTGATCCTCACGGCCCGTATGCACCCGCATCGAATAGGCAGAGCGGGGCAGGATCTTGCCATCGGCCCACACCCGACCGACACGTGTGATCTCTCCTTCGCACAAAGCGAGCGCGAAGCTCACAGAATAGCTATAGGTCACAGTGGTTTGCGTGACCTTTGGGCGTGAGCGACCCTTGCCACCACCACCCTGTGTCTGGGTGTCACGGGTGACAGTCTCGCGAAATCGCGTCGACCAGATCATCTGCCCAGGCAATCGCATGCGCCCAGCCAGATAGGGAAGCGGCGTGCCGGCCTGCGCGCCGGACAGCCGAAACGTGTCCAGTCGTCCCGTCTCAACGGTCGAGGACCCACCCCCCACCATCCGCTGATCGATCAGGGATCCCAGCGTCGCCCCGACTGCCTGCCCGATCGTTGCACCACTCAGCCCCAGAACAGTGCCCCCGAACATGCCGCCAACGGCAGATCCTGTCGCGGCTAGAAGTAACGTCGCCATGTCATGTGCTCCGATCAGGAAAACGGAAGGCCGCAACAATGCGGCGCGACCAGGCAGGACCGAGAGAGGTCTCCACCACCCCATGCCCCGAATAGGCATGAATGATGCGCGCGCCCTCTGGGCCGGTTTCAGAAACGATGGCCACATGCTTGGCAACGGCAGCACCTTGCATACGGAACAGCAACACGTCTCCGCGTCCCCAGCGTCCGCTCAACCGGGTCATGTGGCGGGCCGCACCGGCATCCAGTCGCTCTTCCCGGCTCACCTCCGACCAATCGGGGGTGTAGCTTGGCACCGTTTCCGGCTCCGGACCGATCACAGCCCGCCAGACCCCGCGCACCAGACCCAGGCAATCAGCCCCCGCCCCCTTGCAGCTGGCCTGATGCAGATAAGGTGTCCCCAGCCAGCCACGGGCCTCGGCTACGATGTCATCAGCGCTGCAATGAACTGCCATCATGCCCCTCCCCACGATTGGGATAGGACGAGATGAAGTCCTCTCCGGGGATATGCGGAAACCCGCGATAGTTCAGGAAGTTGGCGAACTTTGTGCGGCAAGTCGCAGCGCGCCGATCACATCCGGCCGTCAGGCGCAGACCTGTCCCGGCACCAATCCCTGCGACAGGTTCGGACCAAAGCACAACCTCCCGCTGCCCATCAACGGTCAGACCATCGCGCTTGATTGCGACGGATTGACCGGCCAGTGGACCGTCCGTCCAGACCAACACCCCACCATCAAACCAGCCGGGCTCATAGGCGTCGAGGCCGCCGACCAAAACGCCCTGCGCCGTGACAGCGTCCACAACCGTGACAAGCCGATAGTCCGGATGGTCAAGGTCAACACCACAGCGCAAATCGCCAACCTGCGCATCGCAACTTGCCGAGATCATCCGCCCCGCCGGTGTGTTCAGATCATCCGCGAGAGAGCGCAGCTCTGCCTCAAAGGCCCCATCCGCCCGCGCAATCTCACCAATCCGCCCGGCAAAAAGCGACAAGTCCAACTCTGGCCGGGTCCAGTCCACAAGATATTGCTGCACCGTCGCGCCATCATAGCGTCCGTCCGCTATATCTGCTTCGGTGATCCCGCCTGCGCTCAGCGCTCCAAGCGCCTGCCCATTGTCGCTTGCCAGTCCTGTCGTGCGATCAAGCGCGCCTGCGATCATGCCCGTGGACGCCTTGCAGAGCACATCCCGCACCCGCAGATCGCTGTCATGATCGGTGAACCCCATAACGACGCCATCGGTCCGGGTCAGGATCCAGCACCGGCAAAGGGTCGTCGCCCCACTGTCGAGCCGGGCCTGCAACTCATCTGAAATCTCACGCATCAGACCCGCACCTCGATCACCGGGATCGACGGGATTTCTCCCGCCTCAAAGGCCGCGATATTCGTCTCGATGAAATCGGTATCGAACCGGACAGGGACATCAAATTCGTAGCCGGCGCTGACCGCAGCCCCATCTTGCGGAGGATCATCAAAGGTCACGATGCCGGTGGTCAGGTCGACGCTGAAATCGTCGAACAGCTCCACACCATCAATCGCCGCACGCACGGTCAGATCAACCGGTTTGACGATCGGCCGCACATAGCTGGCTGGGCCGGACGCATACGTCTTCACCAGCTGAAATGCCCGCGTCGTCCCATCACCGGTTGCAATCACCTGGTCCGTCGCTTCTGGGACGCGGTCCCGGCTGCCCGACCGGAAATCGACCCAATCTTTCCAGCGAAATCCATAGAGCTGACCCATCCGGGCTTCAAAAAAACCCGTCACAAGCTCCAGATCGTCGAGTGACCGAACACCGGTTCCGGCATCATATCGCCTGCGGCCATGGGCCCAGGGACTGTTGCGTTGCTCATGGCCGCTGGCAAGGGTCACGATCTCGGTGCGCCGCTCGGGGCCGCCGCTCGACCCGAAACTCAGCTGTGCGGGAAACCGCACTTCATGAAAGCTCATCACTCTATCCCCTGAAAATACTGCTGTTTCGGATTGGTCCAAATACCCAGACCCCGGCCTCGCGCCGCGGTCTGTGGTGGAACTGGATTCGCCGCGCTCACATATTCCGGCGGCCACGCGCCATCGCGCGGTTCATCTCCGCCGCAATCTGTCCGCGTGACCGTCGAAATCCCTGCACATCTGGCGTGTTGATGTTCATGTTGACCGTGACCGTCCCGCCCGCGGCACCGCCAGAGGTCTTGACCCCCAGGGCCCCGTCAGGCCCCCGCGCCAGCGGCATGATCGCCTCTGGCCCGGCCTCCCCCATCAGCCCGGTGCCTCCGCGCATCGGAAAGGTCGTCGCACCGCTGACCACCCCGCCTTTGGCAAAGGCACGCACCCGTCCCGCACCAAAGGCGCCCCCCTGCGCAAAGGCTGTCGCACCGCCGAACAATGCGCCAATCCCGCGTGTCACCACACCGTTCAGCGCGTCTCCAACAGCGTTCTGAACAGGGGTCAGCGCCTGATTGAGCACCGAGCTTGAGATCGCCTGTCCCATCTTGCGCAGCGCATCCGACGCCCGCTCCCCGTCAAAGACCAGCGCATCGAACGCGCTGCGCATGCCGCGACCGATCGCGCGATCAAATCCCGCCACCCCCTCGCGCGTCCGGTCAAGCGACCTGCCTGTCTGATCCAGCTCACGCCGGAAGGCCTCGACGACCGTTTCCGTGGTCGCAACAGAGGCATCGACCTCGGCAAACAGTTCTCGCACGGCCTCAGGTCCGTCTTCCACCTCATCCACCATTCTTTGTCTCCTTGTCTGGGAACTGGGCCGTCAAGGCCATCAGATGCGCCCGCCCCATCACCCGGGCGGCGCTCGGGTCCAGCCCGGCTATCAGCATCAGTTCACCTGGCGTCAGCCCCCAGAACTCGGCGGGTTTTAACCGCAGTTCATGCAAGCCAAGGCGCAACAGCCCCGGCCAATCCAGCCCAGTCATTGAATTGCAAAGGATCGGGCCAGCAGACGGGCCGCAGCCCGCGCCGCCTCGGTCGCGCCACCTTCGATCACGCCGTTGCTGAGGGCCTCGACCCCGATATCCGCACCGCCGCCCCGCAGACCTGCGCCAAGCACGGCAATCAGGTCCTTGGCCGTGAACGAACCGGTCTCGAAACGCTCAATCAACGGGATCAGGCCCGCGTCGCCGAGCGCATCCTCCAACTCTGCAAGGGCACCAAGGGTCAGCCGCATCTCATGCCGCGCCCCATCAACGGTCAACCCGACCTCACCAGCCCAGGGGTTCGTCATCACAGGGCCACGAAGGTCAGCTCACCCGCGCTGGCAAGCGCCAGCTCATAGACCGCCTCACCATCATATTCGCCGGAATATTCCAATGATGTGATCTGAAACGGTCCCTCGATCACCCCGAAATCGGGCACCACGACCTGACAGTTCGGGATTTCGCCGGCAAAGAAAACCTCCCGCACCCGCGCATCCGTCGTTTCGTCCTTGAAAACACCAGAGCCTGAAAGCGCGGCAGAGCGGACACCGGCCCCGCCCAGCAACTCACGCCACCCGCCAGAGCTTGCGACACTTGTCACATCGACCGTATCCGCGTTGAAGCTGATCCGCGTGGCACGCAGCCCCGCCACAGTCTCGAAATTCGCGCCGCCCGTCATGTCGATCTTCAAAAGCAGATCCCTGCCCATTTGCGTGGCCATGAGTAAATTCCTTCAATGAAATCAGATATCTTCCAGGATGATGCGAAACCGCATCTCGATGCGCCTTGCGCCCTTGCGGGTGCGCCTTGCGCGGGCACGCTCGAACATCAGATCGACGACACGCGCCGCCTCAACGCTCAGGGGGCCGTCCTCCAGCGTGCCCAGCACCGCCGCAGACAGCGCCTTCGCGCGGGCAAATCCATCCGCATCGCTATAGACCGTGATCACGATGTCATGCAGATGCAGGACTTCACCCGGCGCGCCCTTGCGGCGCACCAGATCCTCCCCCAGCACGACGTAATCCGAGGGTGCGTCAGCCGGTGGGGCGTCATAGACAGCCCCCAGATCCGTCACGGCGCTCGACCCGTTCAGCGCTGCATAGAGCGCCTTTTGCAACGGCCAGGAAAAGCAGGTCCCGCTCATGACTGCGCCTCCTCAGCCCAAAGCTGCAGGAACCGGCCTTTCGCGTCATATTCGCTGACCGCCTTGATGTGGAACAGCCGGTCGTCTTGACGCAGACGCTGTCCGGGAACCGGGCGGCGGGCCTGCCCCGCCGGGGCCGCGCGAACGATGATCCGCACCCTCAACGCTGGAACCTCACGCGCGCCATCGGCCACCAACCGGGCAGCCGGTCGCTCAACCGCCGCCCATAACGTGCCGAGTGCGACCCACCCGTCGACGTGCCCCCCACCGCCATCCGGGGTCAGGGCACGGGTCTCCAGCACCATCGCCCGGTTCAATTCGGGGATCGCACGCACACTCATAGCCGCACCGCCCGGTGGGGGGAGAGCAGCGCCAGCACCGCAAAGGGCACCCCCCCCGCCTCCCCAGCATGGCGCGCTTCATAGTAATGGGCCGCCAGCAACAGAACCGCCTGCCGCAAATCCGCAGGCACATCTTCAGATGCCGGTCCGAACCCCGCTTCAAAGTCGATCTCCACCTGTCCACCTGACGGGATCGAGGGCAATGAACCGCCATTGGCCACCAGCTCCGGCGCTTGAATGTCACGCCGCAGCGCCCAAAGCCCGGCCCCCACCGTTCGGGCCTCTCCGCTTCGATCCATCACCCGCACTGCGTCGATCCGTGCCACCGGCGCCATGGGCAGGGTCTGACGCTCAACCGCGCTCCACCCCGTCAGTACCAGGCGCATCTGCCGTGTGATCAGAGCTTTGCCAATCCGCGCTTCCACCGCACTCGTGGCCACGCGAATATACATTTCCAAGGTTGCGTCCTGCGCACCGTCATCGGCGAAACCGCTGCCAAGCCGCAGATGCTCAGACAGGCGCGCGACATCCACCGCCGTCTGTGTCGGAGCCACTAGTTCAGTCAGCATCATCTGCCATCTCCCCCATTTCGCCATGAAAAAGGGGCGCAGCCGTCCGGCGCGCCCCTTTTGGGTTGTTCAAGGTTCAGCGCCGCCTCAGGAGGCGGCGAATTTCAGCAGTTTGATCGCAGCAAAATCGCTTACATCGCCGCCGACACGCTTGGTGGCAAAGAACAGCACATGCGGCTTGGCCGAGAATGGATCGCGCAGGATGCGCATGTCCGGGCGCTCTGCGATGGTGTAGCCATTCGTGAAATCACCAAAGGCTATCGCCGTGGCATCGGCCGCGATATCCGGCATGTCCTCACAGATCAGCACCGGATAACCCATCAGGCGCGCAGGCTCTCCTTCCGCAAATGTATCCGACCAAAGGAAGCGGCCATCTGCATCCTTCATCTTGCGCACCGCGCCTGCGGTCTTCGAGTTCATTACGAAGCTTGCATTCGCGCGGTATTGCGCGCCAAGCGCATAGACCAGGTCCACGATCGCGTCCGCCGGATCGAGGGCGGAAAAATCACCCGCCTCACCCGTGGCAACATAGCCGATATTGCCCCAGCTCCACGTGTCATTGGCAACGGCGGTATAGCTCAGAATGCCTGTCGGCTTGTCCACACCGTCACCATTGATGAAGGCCACGGACTCTGCGCGCGAGAACTTGTCCGCGATCCGCGCGGCCAGCCAGCCCTCGACGTCAAACGCGCTGTCATCAAGCAGACGTTGAGAGGTTTTGGGCATCGCCGAAAGCTCGTGCAGCGGGATCGAGATACGCTCAAGCTGCGGCGTCCCGGTCTCGGCCTGTGCGCCGGTCTCATCCGACCAACCCGCACCAATATCCGTATGATCGACAAGAACATCAAAGGCAGAGCTTTCGACATTGACCACATTGGCGACAGACCGCAGCGAGGACGCACCGCGCAACACCCCTTGAATGGTTTCAGAGGTTTGCGGGTCCACCAGGAAACCACCCTCGGCGGAAACCTGGGTGGACATGCCCTTTTCCTCAACCATCAGGCCGCGCAGCGCGTCATCGTCGCCCGACCGCAAATAGGCAGCAAAGGCCTTTTGATGCGGAACCTCTACATCCGCAGCGGTGGACAGGGCGGGGCGCGCATCGGCGCGGGATTTGGTCTGAAGCATGGTAATGCACTTGTCCTGTTCAGTGAGCTTGGTTTCAATTTCGGCCCGAAAGCCCTTGAGGTCGTTCAGAAAACCGGCCATGGCCGCTTTCACCTCGACCCCGGATGTCGCATCCGTCATCAAAATATCCTTGCGTGAAAAATGAATCTGATCGCGGCCAGGGCACCCCTCAGGCCAGCATCTCCCGCGCTGCGGAAATCATCGCAACGAGGTCTTCGTCCGGTGCCGGATCGGCACCACCCGCCCCCGGCGCAACGCGCGCCTGAGGCAACATCGGGAAGGTCACAAGCGACACTTCCCAAAGCTCCAGTTCCGTCAGCAGGCGTCCGGTGCCCGATTTCTCGGCACGCACGGTGCGATAGCCGATGGACAACCCGTCAATCGCGCCCGCGGCCAGCAGCGCCGCCGCCTCGCGTCCGCCTTGCGTTTCTGTCAACAGTCGTCCGCGGACGTAGAGGCCCCTCTCGTCCTCACGCACCGTGTCCCAGACGCCAATGGGCCGTGCCGGATCATGCTGCCACAACAGCTTGACCCGCCGCCCTTCAGCCGCCAGCCGCGCAAGCGATCCACCATAGGCGCCGCGCTGCACAATATCGCCACTCTGATCGGCCAGCCCCCATAGCGAGGCATGCCCCTCGATCACCGCGTCTTCACCCAGGGCGAGCCCCTCGCCCAAGGCACAGAATTTCCGCTCCAGTCCCGCGACCGGATTTACATTGTCCATAACGATCTCCTGATTGCGTCCGCTCCGCCGCCTCCGGCGGGGATATTTGGCCCAAGAAGAAGGGCTAGGCCCCCGCCCCGACGCCGCCTGACAACAGCAGGAACAGCCCTTGCGTTGCGAGCACGCCCGCCACGCCGTAAACGGCCATCCACATCCTGCGCTCCATCCGGTCGAGCAACGCCTCGATCCCGCCCAAACGCTGTTCCAGCGCACTCCACCTGGCTTGCGTCACCTGCTCAAGCGTCTCGACCCGCGCACTCGCCGCATCAAATGGCTCGTAGAGAAAGCGCGACCCGCCGCTGCGCCCGCTCATGGGGTGGGCCGGGGCGCAAGGCCCAACAGGCTGCGCTTCTCACCATCCGTCAGGAAATCAGCCTCAGCCACGCGACGCCACTGCGCCTCCCGCTCCACGGCAAGGGCCGGAACATTATCAAGGTCGGGCCGCAATCGCGCCGTGCCCAAACCATCAATCCAGTGTGACAGCGCGCCCGCGACCTTGCCCACCAAGGGCAGGACCGTGAGGCGATAGAAGGCGCGGTTCGCCTCGGCATAATTGGCATAGGTCGCGTCACCGGGCAGACCCAGCAACATCGGCGGCACGCCAAAGGCCAGCGCAATTTCCCGCGCGGCGGCTTCCTTCGTCTTTTGAAACTCCATGTCCGAGGGGGAAAAACCCATGGGCTTCCAGTCAAGCCCACCTTCCAACAGCATCGGCCGCCCCGCATTGGCCGCACCCTGATGCTGGCCCTCCAGCTCGGCCTTCAGGCGATCATATTGATCCGCGCCCAAGGCCCCGAACCCGTCGGCAGACCGATAGACAATCGCACCAGACGGGCGCGCCGCATTGTCCAGCAGCGATTTCGACCATTTGGACGCCGCATTGTGCACATCCAGCGCGGTCGCAGCCGCCTGCATCGGCGAAAGACCGTAATGATCATCCTGCGGATGGAAGGCTTTGACATGGCAAATCATCTCCGCCGGGAACCGGTGCGTCTTGCCCCCGACCGCATATTCGTAGGCGATCGGCCAGCCATCCGCTCCCGGGATCACCCGCATCCTGTCCGAGCGCAGCACATGCAACTCATCGGCCACGGCCCCCGGCTCTCCCACCGCTTCCAGATAGCCATTGCCGCTCAACAGAAGCTGACCGAAGAAAGCCTCCATCAGATCGGCGCGTCCCTGCCCTGCATTGGGGCGCGCCAGAAGGTCCAGCACAGGATGGGTGTCATACCGCGCCTGCATGTCCTGCAGCACCAACGGCACGGCCGCTGCGGCCTCTGCAATCAGCTTTACACAGCGAAACCCGACCGGGTTGGCTGTGAACCCGTTGCGCGTCAGGCTGGGCACATCGCGCGGAGACCACGCCGCCCGCCCCGCCGTCTGAAACGCCACGACCGGCCCCGCGGCAGAGGCCTTTGCCTCCGGTGCCGCCTTTCGTTCAAACAAACCCAGCATCGCTGATCTCCCGTTCCTCATCACAACTGCCGCGCACGCGGCATCACCGCCTCGACCTGCATCAGATCGCTCAGCGCCCAGACCAGCGCATCGACCCGGTCGGGGCTGCCTTTGCCCTTGAACCCGCTGCGGCCCATCGCCCGCATCTGATCTTCCAATTCGGTAAATCGGCCCGCATGTCGAACCTGGCCGCGCTCATAAAGCAGCGCGACAGGCGCGGCGCGCACGACCTTGCCGCGCGATGCGTGGACGGTGCGCAGGGGCACCCCGGGATGCACTTGTCGCAGAACCTGCGCCACCAGATCGCCGCCCTGATTGACTTCGGCCACCAAGTAATCGGCCCGCCAATGCTCCACCATCGCGACCGCCTGCCGGGCCCAATCAAGCGTGCTGGCCCCCTGCACCGTCGCATCATCGAGCACAACATATTGCGCATCACCGCCCTGGCCGATCTGGCCCGCAACGATGATTCCACACGCATCAGAGTCTTCATGCGCTGAAACCGGCGGGTCCAGCGCCACCACAACCTTTTGCAGATCAGGCAGCGTGTCCGCCGCCACCTCTCGGATATGTTTCGCCGGCCAGAGCGCGTCAGGCATGTCCTCAATCATCTCGCCATCGAGCTCCTGCCGCCCCAGCGCCGTCCCGCCATATTTTTCGGTGACGAGCTTCAGGAAGGTCGGTGCCAGATTGGCCGCATTGGCCGAGGTCGCCGCATGGGTCATCGCCACATGCCGACTGTCCAACAACTCTGTCATCAACGGCGTGGGTTGCGGGGTGGTCGTAACCACCGCACGGGGATCCTCACCCAGACGCAGGGCAAATTGCAGCATGTCCCATGTCATTTGCGCGTTGGGCCACTTGGCCAACTCATCACACCAGGCGGCGTGAAATTGCGGGCCGCGCAGCGCATCCGCATCATGGGCGGAAAAGACCTGCGCCTCCGCACCATTCGGCCAGACAAGTGTGCGCCTGCTCTCCACCCATTTCGGGCGATAACCCTCAGGTGAGCAGGCAATCAATCCGCTGTCGCCCAGCACCATGACATCCCGCGCCTGTGCATAGGTCTCACCCACCAGCGCCACGCGGCGGCAAAGACCCGGATCTTCCGGCCCTGCCCCCTCGACCTGCGCCCGGATCCATTCCGCACCGGCGCGCGTCTTCCCCGCGCCACGCCCGCCCATCACAAGCCAGGTCGCCCAATCGCCCTCCGGTGCGATCTGATGGTCCAGCGCCCAAAGCTCAAAGAGATAGGGCATCGCGCGGACCGCATTTTCGCTCAGCTCATCGACGAGCGCCCGGATCTCCGCCTCACTTGCGCAGCTCAAGAAGGCGCGCAATGAGTTCATCTCGTGCGGCGGCAAGGTCAATGTCGGATCGGCAACGGGCATCTGGTCGGGCAGCATCGAGGGTCACCTCTTTTTCGATTAATGCGGTCAACGCTTTGTGGTGGTTGTTGATTTCAGCGATCAGTTCCTTGGGCAGCACGTCTGTCCCCTCCGCAGACGCGTTGAGCTGCGCCACCCGGCTTTTGAGAACCAGCGTAAGACTGTCGTAGAGAACCCGTGCGGCTTCGGCCTTGAGGCGCAAACGATCCTGCGCCCCGACTTCGTTCGAGTGGGTCAT